GCTGCTGGGACACTTATGGCACTGGCACAGAGGTGCTTGTGCTGCCCGGTTCTGCTGGGGCACTATTCCATCAACGGCGCACCACTGACGCCGACAACCCAACACCCCACCTAGATCAATGCCTTTTTTCAATCCCATTCTTCCCCTGCAACTTGACAACGAAGGCGTCAACAAATTGGACGCAATCTGTCAAGAAGTAACTGAAAAGTATTTTCGCAAGGATTATGCTGATCGGATTATTGATGCCCTTAAGTATTCCCGTTGTGCAAACAAAGGTTACTATCGCACAACACCAGACTTCCGTCACTTTATCGGAATCTATCACTGGGTTAAGTCTCATTCTTCCTATGATGATTATGTTGTCTTCCGCAAGTATCTTCAGACTCTGAGTGCAGTTTATCGCTGGCACTTTGGACACTATCAGTCAGTGACTGTCTACAATTACCTGCACGAACGTGTCAAGATTGAGACGCATTGTGAGCACTGTGGTTCACTCTCTAAGACACTGATTGATCGCCTAATTGAAGAGAACCTCTGGGCAGTATGACAATCTAATAACTGGCACACTGGGCAGGGTGATCGCTCCATCCTGCCCTTACACTAAGGAAGTCCTCAACCACACCCCACCAATGCGTAAGATCGAACAACGAATGAACGCCGCCATTATTGCAGAGCGCGACTGGCAGCAAGGAAACACCGCAGTTATTAACAATGAAGACTGCACTGAAGTGTTCCTTTACGGCAATAAAATTGCCGAAGTTGGTGATACTTATGTCCAACTTTTTGATGGTGGACATCGCACAGCGACTACAAAGTCGCGCCTAAATGCAATCCTTAAGGTGCATTGCATCGAGGGTGAGTGTGTCTTTCAGGAGAACTTTGAGTGGTTCATCCACAAGTTTATCGGTCAGGCAGGGCAGAGTAAAGTTTACAACAAGTGTGACTTTAAGAATGGTTTCATTTTTTCTTGATCTGTGACAGTCGGGGAGGTGTCTACCATCTCCCCATTCGCTGCCAGGATTCTGTATCTTAAGGAAGTCAACCACACCGGAGACAATCATGACCAACGCCACCGCTGCCCAGACTGAACTGCTCGACCTGGAGCGTAAGGTGCTCGATGCCGCAGAGGACCTTGCTAAGGCGCTGGAGGCGCTCAGCGACTTCCACTGGGGCAATGAGACTATTAACCCCATCTTCCGTCCTGAGCGTGGCACACTGGACATCCTCGATCAGGTGGACGTGATGATCGCAGCGCCCAGCAGTGAGATTCGCGGGGCAGCATGACGCCCTGATAAGTGGCACACGGGGGGATCCAATCCCCCCTCTCACCCGTCATAATAGGTTCAACCGGGCAACGGACCCGGACATTCCCCCCTCCACACCATGAGCATCTACACTAACAACGGTTTCGCTGATCGCGCAGAGTACCTTGACAGTCTGCGCGAAGAGTATGGCGGTCTGGTTGACATTCTGTCGGACATTCTTCCGGAATCGGAAGACTTCGACGGTCTAATTGTCGAACTGGAAGACGCCATGGATTCTGGGCAGTATGATGACCTGATCTGACCAATCCCAGAACTGGCACACGGGGGCAAATTCGCCCCCTTTTTGTATTCTTTTTTTATTATTATTTTATGGCAGGTTCAGTGAAGATAGTTGTTCAGTAGAGCGACCCTGCTCCCGTCTTTCCCGATTGTGCCCATAGTCTAAACCCGCCACAGACCCATAAGACCGCCGCAGTGGACAGTCTGATAGGTGGCACAACCTTGTGGCATGGTGCTCCGTTTGCCCCCATACTGGTATCAGTTCACCACACCACACCGATGAACTTCCGCACCATCATCCGCACCACAGTCCGCAGCACTCTGATTCAGCAGGGACCCCAGACCTGTTCCGCCATTGTGCGGGGCATGGGTATGGACCCCCGCCGCCATAAGGGCACCATCCACGCCATTATGGTGGATCTGGAAAAGGAAGGCATCCTAGGCGCCACACGCGCCGATAACGGCAAGCGCGACCTCTGGTTCATCGTGCCCACCGCGATCCGCAAGCGTGACCGTCTGGTCGCCGCCCTGATCGGTTGAAAAACTGGCACACGGGGGGATCCAATCCCCCCTCCCGTGCCTTAGGATAGGTTCAACAACCGGAAGAGAGGCAGGGTCGCCTTGATGACGCAAACAGTCGTCACCGATCCTGCCTCCTAATAATTACAAAATTATTTTTGGTTTTTGTATCGCCTGATACTTGACACTGGCACCGATCTGTGGGATCTTATGAGGGTAGTCAACCACACCCCACCATGATCAACTACACCTGGGCAGACAATGCGCTCCGTTGCGCCGCTGCGCGGATCCGGGAACTGCGTCCGGTCGAGCACTACAGTTGGGCGCATTATCGCATGAAGCGCGAGCGTGAGACTCTAACATCGCTCTATGGGCACTATTGGGGTGGAGTGCGCCGGGAGTGGGAGTGCTGATGCACCTACGGGCACCCTTGACGGGTGCCCTTGATCTGCTACACTGAACACGTCAACCGCCACCGACCATGCCTGCCATCGCTTCCCGCTACACCGTCAACTGGAATAATGGAACCCAGTGGGCATCAATGCCTGAACTGGGCGCAATCTACTCCGATCCTATTCAATTCTGGACGGTAGATAATTACCGCTACACTGTAACCTTTCACATTGGTGATGGTAGAACCTTAGGGTTATTGTTTGCAGAGGTTGAGCAAATCAACCCAGACTTTATGTCACAAACAATGAATTATTGTTTCGGGCAATTTTACAGTAATTCTGGTGCATCTAAGTTTGCACAATTCGCAATGGATCACTTTATTGAAACCGAAACCTGGTCAGTCTGCCCGTGGTTTGAGGCAATCGACTGGATTGATGGCACCCCATACACTCTAACAGGCGATGAACTTGTGAGTGATATTTAACACATAAGGGGGCAATCTTTGCCCCTTATTTTACAACAATTCAGTAATTATTTCAGCGCAGGATAGGTGACTTGTTTTGTATCAATGCGGCGCCCCCGCTTCCCCTGTTTGTTGTTCATAGTCTAATGCCTGCTGATGCTGCTATGGGGTCAGTCGGGACACTTATGGCACTGGCACACTCTGACTGGTCAGTGCCTCCCTGTGCCGTATTATTAGATCAGTTCACACCACACCACTCCGATGAAACTCCCTTCCGTCCTGATCCTGGTGCTCTGCACCTATCTCATAGGCGACCTGGCGGTTGATGCCGTCAAGGCAGGCGGTCAGCAGATGCGCGAGCAGATCTGCACAACCCGCTGATTCTGTGCTACACTAATCCCAGTCAATCACCACCACCGATGACCAACCTCTGCCCGTTCCTGACCGATGCCCAGGTTGAAGACCTGGATGCCTTCGGTATGATCGACCTGGATGATGCCACCCTCGACTCTATGATGCGCTGGGCATTCGGGGACGATTCTGAAACTGGCACACTCGCGGGCGACTGATCGCCCTGATCGCCTACACTACATTCAACCGGGCAACGGACCCGGACATTCTCAAACCACACCATGAACGTCAACACTCAACACTGCCCCGGATCCTCCATCGAGGATCAGTTCCGCGCCAGGATCGCCAACCGCTCCAAGCGTCGTCCCTCTCAGGTGCCTCAGGAGTGGCAGAGCACCTTCACGCCTGAGGAATGGGATCGCTTCACGTCCTACAGGTTCCAGACGTGGCACAGCGAGGGTTGGACGCCTTCTCCCGAGCACTGGATCGAGTCCAATCGCTGAACCGTCCACCGGGGGGATCAACTCCCCCCTCTCACCTGCTACACTGAGCAAGTCCACCGCACCGCTTTCAATGGAGATCATCACCAACCACCAACCACGTCCTGCCGATTATGGCATGTACTTTAATGGGTCTTTGCGTCAGGAACTCCGCAGTGAGTTTGATTACCTGACAGAAGAAGAATTCGACATTGCCGAATTCTTCAATTACCGTGGAGTTTGGTATCACGTCGGGGAGTTTCTTCGCTGTGCTGCTCAACAGTTTCCCGGATGGGATGGGTATCACTCAGACTCCTACTTTAGTGGGATTGTGATCAAGTACCTTTATGGGGAAGGTGTTATTGTCGGGAGGTATTGCTGCTGAGTTATTGATAAGAATCTCGTCGAGAATTGTGCAAGATCTAGACACATTCTTGACGAGATACACATACAACATCTAGATACACATTCATCTAGATTACATACAACATCTAGATACACATTCATCTAGATTATTATCAACTTCCTTTTCAGGTGTGTTTGTGATTCTTATGATCGGTGGTGTGGTTAATTCTAATCACAAACACACCTCAAAGGGCAGTTAATTCTTATCAGTTTTCAATCCTTATCCTTCATTAATTCTTATTACTTTCCAATCCTTATTCTTCATTGATTCTTATTACTTTCCAATCCTTATTCTTCATTGATTCTTATTACCTTCTCCCAGCATTTAGACTCTGCCTCCATCCTAGCACACTGCGCCCTCAGGTTCCGGTGTCAAGTGGACACTTTACAAACTGGCACAGCACCACTGCAGACTCTACCTCCATCCTAGCACATCGGCAGCGATTATCAGGTGTCAATGGACACTTTACAAACTGGCACACCTTAAAATTGTGATAAAAATTAACATTATTTCATTGCAGGGTGGGTGTCGATCTTTGTCGTCCTCAGGGTTACCTCACCCCTCTCCCTGTTTGACTACATCCTAACCTGCCTCCTGCCGCATCCGCGCCTGCCGATGTGCCGCTTTCTATTCTGGTTTTTGTATCAACGGATACTTGACGCTGCCGCCGATCTGTGGGATCTTATTGGGGTAGTCAATCACACCGCCGACTCATGACCGCTTCCACTGAGACCGTGACCTTTACTGTCAGTGCCGCCGATGCCTACTGGGTTCGCAGCGCCCTAAACGATTCCGCAATCCGCTGGATGGATCTCTGGCGCGATGCCATGGCGGGTGAGCGCCCTGATCTGGATGCAGACTCCTGCCGTTCGATCAACCGCCGCGCATGGCGCCTGTATGAGGATCTGAGCGAGCAGGAGATGCGCCAATCCGCCTGATCCGCAACTACGGGGGTTGCACACGCGACCCCCATCCTGTAGACTATGGAAGAACACCGCGCCATCGCCATGACCTTCTCCGATTCCCTTCTCTCCCACACCGATGCCAACGGTTGCATTGCTTGGGTCGATGCCTACATGGTCGCTTGCGACCATGGACTCCGCCGGGAGTTTCAGGAGTCCTACGGGCGATCGTTCGCCGCTTGGGGGTACACTGGCGTTGATGCCGGAGAGTTCCTAGTGTGGTTGGGGTACTGATCCCCACACACGGGCGATCCTACCCACGGGTCGCCCATACTCTGTGGTAGGATACGGAAGACAAGCGAAGCAGCGGGGGCGCCGCGATCACACAAAACAGGTCACCTATCCTGCCTTGCAATAATTATTAAAATTTTTGACGTTTGTATCCGTTGCTACTTGACGGGATTGGCATTCTGTGGGATCTTATGGGGGTAGTCACCACCACCGACTTATGACCACCACCGCCGCCGCTTCCGCCTCCCGCGTCGATCGCGCAGCGCGTTACGCTGCGCTCCGCGATCCGCAGACTTTTACCGTCACCGCTCGCGGTGAGTCTGTGACCTTTGAGAGTCGCCTGTCAGACGATGACGCCCAGGATCTGCTGCAGTATTGCTCCGGGCGATTCGCACGGTCGCTGTGGGAGCAGTCTCATGAGCGCGGTCTGAGCGAGCGCCAGATAGCATGGGCGCACAAACTATCCACAGACATGCTGGCAGAGCGACAGAGCGCCTCAGAGGATCCTGCAGCGCCGTCGCAGTTTGAGGCATTATTCGCTGCATTCCAGGCAGCGCGGGATAAGGGTGCCAAGCGCCTCACCCTGCGATTCGCAGGCATCAACGTCAAACCTAACCGGGCAGGTGATGCTTTATGGGTCACCTCTCAGACTGAAAGGGAGGAAGGAAACTACGGTCTTCAACCCAAATACCTTGGCAAGGTTACAACTAACGGGATGGATTCCCGCCTCGGGGATGACATTAAGGCGGTGCTGATGGAGGCAGCGCAGGATCCTCTCACCGCAGCGATTCGCTACGGTAAGCAATCCGGCGCCTGTTCGTGTTGCGGACGGGAACTAACCGATCCGCGCTCGATTGAGCGGGGCATCGGTCCTATCTGCGCCACTAAGTTCGGGTGGTGACTGTAACTTATGGGGGGCAATCCGCCCCCTTATGAGTCTCATAGGGCAGCGATTCGTGCGTGACAGCAGTTCGTTCGTGCGTTCGCCGCCCCGTATCTAAAATCAATGGGTCCCTTTAAGCTATAAACGACCCAGATCGACCTGTTTATATAAGGATCAAAAGATTTACAAAACCCCCCAAAGACTTATAAAACCTCTACGCACATAAAAACCAAAATCAAAATAAAAAATACCATCAAAATAAAAAAATTCCGCGAAAATTTTTTATCATATAAGGTTTTAATAAATATCTAAAAACCACTGAAAAGATGAAGACATTCGAGTATCACCAATTTCTCAAATACATTTACTTTGAGGGTTATGCAGATTCTTATGAGGGTGTTGAAAATCCAAAGAGAGGAAAACCATGAAAACATTTCAAGAGTTTATTTTAGAGGCACAAAAAAGAGTTAAAGTTCTTCGTACTGCACATTATACAACTGCATCGAATAAAAATCAAATTATGAGATCTGGATTTAAGGATTCCCCATCAACTGGAACATACCATCCAGATAATAGAAAGGACGTTGTGTATACAACACCATCATCAAGAGTTGGAACTGATTATAATCATTCCAGAGTTAATTTAAGACTTGTTAATCCAAAAGTTACAAATACGGATTCACCAAGAGATTTTGGTAAAAAGATTAAGTCATGGATGTCATCTGCATCAATTGAAGATATTAATAACCAAAAAGGAAAACCAACCAGTGCTCCAGATCAGGCAAAATCAGCATTTAAGAAAGGAGCAAAGGTTGTAAGAGTTCCTAATGCACACGGAGGATTTACTCCGAAAGAAGGAAACCCTCAAGGTTCTTACATTATGGTCGATAAGGATACTGCAAATAAATCCATTGATAGAAATCCATCACCAACAATGAGAGCAAAAAGTAAAGAAAAAAGAACCAAAACACAACCAAAGAAAAAATGAAAACCTTCTCTCAGTTTATAGAAGAAGCAAAAAAAGCAAAACCCCCAGAAGAAGTTCTCAATAAAATCTCCCGTGCCTATGGTAAAAAGCACAGAGGAGTTAATCTTGATACATCACATTCATCCTCTGGTGATATTCGTCTTAATAATATTTGGTTGCCCCCAGAAAAAAGAAATCAAGGAATTGGATCTCGTATAATGAAAGGATTATCATCTTATGCAGATCGTCAAGGAAAAAGAATTACATTATCACAAGCACCAGAAAAAGGGAAAAAACAAAAATTAGCAAACTTCTATAAGTCTCATGGATTTGTTCCTAATAAAGGAAGAAATAAGGATTTCACAACTAGGGATACTCATATAAGAAATCCAAAAACATAAATCTCATATATAAAATCGTTGTTGAATATACAAATATGAAAAAAAATCCCGCAGAAAATTTTACACCCCTAGAGGTCGATCCAATTTCTGGGGAATCCTATCTTACTATTCCTCAATGGATTTGTGATGAAAAGCAATGGTATGAAGGAACAGAACTCAATATTGAAGTTGAAAATGATTGTATCATTATCAGAGAGATTGTAGATTGACACCTTATAGATAATACGGTAGAATTGACTTGAATACTACCCATTATATTAATCAAGTTATTGGAGAAAACATGGCAAAAGGATTCACTGTAAAAGCAAAAACGCCCAAACCTTCTGAATCAGTAGAAGAATGGGATTATGAAAAAGCAAAAGAAATGGTTAGGGGAAAGGCAATTATCTTTTGCCTTCCTGGTAGAGGAGTCTCATATACTTACCTGAAGAGCTTTGTTCAACTTTGTTTTGATCTTGTTCAGGCAGGTGCAAGTATTCAGATCTCACAAGATTATTCCTCAATGGTTAATTTTGCCCGTTGTAAATGTCTTGGGGCAAATGTACTCAGAGGTCCAGATCAACTTCCTTGGGATGGAAAACTTCAATATGATTGGCAACTTTGGATTGATTCTGATATTGTCTTTAATACTGAAAAGTTCTGGCAATTGGTTCTTATGGATAAGGACATTGCCTCAGGATGGTATTGCACAGAAGATGGGCGCACGACATCAGTGGCACACTGGATGGAAGAAGAAGACTTCCGTAATAATGGTGGTGTTATGAATCATGAGACCCTAGAGAGCATCTCTAAGCGTCGTAAACCATTCACTGTGGACTATGCAGGGTTTGGATGGTTACTTATCAAGCACGGTGTCTTTGAGCACGAAGATATGAAGTATCCTTGGTTTGCACCTAAGATGCAAGTCTTTGAGTCTGGAGAGGTTCAGGATATGTGTGGAGAAGATGTAAGTTTCTGCCTGGATGCAAAAGAAGCAGGATTTGAGATTTGGTGTGATCCTCGCATTCGCGTTGGTCACGAAAAGACTCGCGTGATCTGATACTAATGGCAGAATATTACAGTATTTTAGAGAATGGTAAAGTATTATATAAAAACCTTTCTCAAGACGAATACTTTGATATAATGGAGAACCTGTCAATTGAATTTTATCAGACAGGTTCTCCAAAACCTCAAGATCTTGAAACAAAAATTACGGAGCATTAAATCTTATGGCAGTACGATCGAAAGTGGGTCTTATGAAGGACGGCTTTATGCCGGGGAATCCGAAGAAGACTCGTCAAGGAAATGGAAAGCATACCAAGTATTCTTCCTCTTCTCGTAATGGAAAGCGTAAGATGTATAAGGGGCAAGGTAGAGGATGAGTCAACTTATTATAAATTTACCTCCTCAAAAGGTATGGGTTCGCAAAGAATATCTTAGGGACTTAACTGATGGTCATGGTGAATTTGTAGAGGGTGTCTGGGTGACTGCAAAGTCCTTACCTGGACGCTCTTTTTATTTTGAGACTTATTTACCTGAATACGGTGCTCTTTATGATAAATTACCCATCAGTGCATTCCTTTCTCGTCCTAATCTTCCAGATCCAGATTTAGATTTACCCAATCTTCAATTCTGGGATTGTATGAGTTATGGTTTAGTATGTGTGAAGAAGCAGCATATTGCTGAACTTGATTATGAAGTTAGAACTAGAGATTTTGGAAACCTTAAAGGACAATATCTTTTCAGTTTAGATAATTATCATCCTTATAATGATAAAATTGATTGTGGAACTAGTGAAATGCCTGAGGAACATAAGTCTCATAACTGCATTTTACTGGAAAATGGTCAATTTGTTTTGTATCCAAATAATAGAATGCGCCTTTATAGTCCATCAAGAACTCCAGAAAATCCAAAAAAACCTGATTTTAAGATTTCCACGCAATTTTATAGAACTGAAATTGGATTAAAATGGGGTAGACTTGGTGATACTGATGAATATTTTTGGGAAACTAAGGAAGAAAAAAAATGAGTGAAATACCTCAATGGGAAGATAATGAAGATTGGTTTTTATTTCATAATGATGACTTATGGTTTTATGATAAATTAATTCTTTCACGACATTTAGGATATAACTGCGGACCTGTTGGCGAACCAGTACCAAAATCTGGATATTATATCATCAGACCAATAACAAATCTTCTTGGGATGGGGAGAGATTCTAAAATTTCTTGGATAAGTGAAGAAACTGATCATTTTCCCCCAGGACATTTTTGGTGTGAAGTTTTTGAGGGTGATCATTTATCAATTGATTATCATTTTGGCAAGCAATTTATCTGCGTAAAGGGTATAAAAACCAATTCATCACTTTATAAGTGGGATAAATGGGAAAAAATTAATATTAATGTACCATTTCCTAAAATTCTTAGACTATTAAAGGGAAATTATGAATGGATTAATGTGGAAATGATAGGTGGAAATCTTATTGAAGTTCATTTTAGAAGAAATCCTAACTTTTTTTGGGGAAATACCTATGCTATTCCAGTATGGGATGATATTCCAGAATTAAAAGAGAATGAAATATTTGTAGACTGTCCAAGTTTTTATAGAAAAGGACTTATAATTGATAGAAAAAATTAAAATAAATACTAAAAGGGATAGAAACCCCTATAAAAGTTCTGTTTTTTATAAACAGGAGAAAAAAATGGGCAATTCACCAGTTGATAGAGATACAAAATATATGAGAGAGGTATGGGGGACCACAAGTTTAACCTCAGATTATTGGTCCTTACCGAATAAAACTGAAGATCCTGAAGAAAGAGTGCTTCAGGAAATTATGCACGATGATATTAAAAAGAATCAAAAAAATCTTCAAGAATAACTTATAAATAAGTTTAAGAAAACTCTATGCCAATGGCAATTCAAAGGATATCAAGATCATTTAAAGATATTAGTTTATCATTTGAACCACATCCAATTACAAAAGATCTTCCTATATTAAAAAATGAGTCTGCGATTCGTAGATCTGTAAGAAATATTGTCCAAACAATACCAACCGAAAGATTTTTCAATTCTCTCTTTGGTTCTGATGTTAGATCAAGTTTATTTGAATTTGTCGATTTTGGTACAGCACTAATTATTAAAAATCAAATTGAAACATCAATTAATAATTTTGAAGAAAGAATTAATAATTTAATTGTTGAAGTTAATCCAAATCCAGATCAAAATTCTTTCGAAGTAAATATAATTTTTGATATAATTGGTGAAGAGTTTCCAAGACAAGAGTATTCATTTATCTTAGAGGCAACAAGATAAAATGCCTTTTACAAAGTATACAAATCTAGATTTTGATCAAATAAAAACATCCATTAAGGATTATCTACGTGCCAATAGTGATTTTAAAGATTTTGATTATGAAGGATCTAATATGTCAGTTCTTATTGACATATTAGCATATAATACTTATATTACATCATTTAACTCTAATATGATTGTTAATGAATCCTTTTTGGATTCTGCAACATTAAGAGAAAATGTTGTTTCTCTTGCGGGAAATATTGGATATGTTCCAAAATCTAGAAAAGCATCTTCTGCACAAATATCCTTTAATGTAACAACAAACATAGACACCCCAACACTTATATTAAAGGCAGGGATAGTATGTGTAGGTAGCGTTGATAATACATCATATACATTTGCCATACCAGAAGATATTGTATCAAATGTGAATAATGGTCAAGCATCATTTAATAATATTAATATCTATCAGGGAATATTTTTAACTAAACAGTTTGTATACGATGGATCATTAGATCAAAGATTTATATTAGATAATTCTTTCATTGATACATCGACATTAAAAGTTTATGTTAAAAAAACAAATGATGTTAATCTTGGGAATGAATATTTTGTTTCTGAAAATATTTTTAATGTTAATAAAAATTCTAGAGTGTATTTCCTGAGCGAAATACAAGATGAAAAATATGAATTAAAATTTGGTGATGGATTAATTGGAAAAAAATTAGGCGATAATCAAGATGGAACTATAATAACTGCGAATTATATAATCACAGATGGAAAAGATGGTAATGGTGCTAGTTCATTTTCCTTTTCTGGGACATTAGAAACTTCATCAGGAACTATAATAGATCCTGGAACAGTTGTTATAACAACAAATCAATCATCAATAAATGGTGATGAAATAGAAACTGTAGATTCTATTAAATATTATGCGCCAAAATTATATTCTTCACAGTATAGGGCAGTTACATCCAGAGATTATGAATCAATAATTAAAAAAATATATCCAAATGCAGAATCTATCTCTGTTGTTGGTGGGGAAGAGTTAGATCCTCCAGAATTTGGAACAGTTCAAATTAGTATTAAACCAAACAATGGATCTTTTGTATCAGATTTTGATAAACAGCAAATTTTATCAAAAATAAAACAATATTCAATTTCTGGAATAAATCAAAAAATAGTAGATTTAAAAATTCTTTATGTTGAACTTAATAGTTCCGTCTATTATAATTATTCACAAATATCGAGTGAAGATTCAATAAAAACATCAGTTATTAATTCTCTTGAAAAATATTCAAAGTCTTCAGACTTAAACAGATTTGGGGGAAGATTTAAATATAGCAAAGTTCAGCAAGTTATTGATAATACAGATAATGCGATTACATCAAATATTACAAAAATTACTATCCGTAGGGACTTACAACCAATTTTCAATACATTTGCTCAATATGAATTGTGTTACGGAAATAGATTTCATATAAATCCTCAGGGGTATAATATTAAGTCTACAGGATTCAATATTTCTGGAGAACTGTCACCAGTTTATATAACAGATACTCCAACAATTATAACATCTGAAGACGAAATATCCGACTCTACAGATTCTGGAAATATTTTTCTTAATAGACCACAATCTATTAATGCAAAAACTGGAATTCTATCTTTGTTTAAACTTGATAGCAATGGAATCCCAACCACTGTAGTTAAAGAAGCAGGAGTAGTTGATTATGAAAAGGGAGAAATAGTTCTTGGGACCATAAACATTACAGGAACATCTACTATTAATAATACTATAGAAATACAGGCTTTTCCGGAGTCAAATGATATTGTTGGACTTAGGGATTTATATATTTCATTAAGCATTCCCAAAAGTAAGATAAATATGGTAAGAGATGTAATTGCATCTGGCGATGAAATATCCGGAACCAGATTTATTAACGATTTTTATACTTCAAGTTACTCAAACGGAAATTTAATAAGAGAGTGATATGATACAGACTGGATTTGAATCAAAAATAAAAGTACAAGATATTATTGAAAATCAGATTCCAAGTTTTATTTTGGATGAAAGTCCAAAAACATCCGAATTTCTAAAACAATATTATATTTCCCAAGAATATCCTGGTGGTCCAATTGATATTGCTGATAATCTTGATCGATATTTAAATATTGATAATTTAAAACCAGAAGTTATTGTTGATAATACCACTTTAACATATGATATAACTAAAAATTCATCAAGCATTAATGTATCTAGCACAAAAGGATTTCCAAATCAATATGGAATAATAAAGATTGATGATGAAATAATTACATATAGTGGACCAATAAAACAAAATTATATTGAAAAAACTTGTAGAATTCCTGATGGATCTAATATTGTTTATGTATCTGATATTGACAGTTCTTTGTACATTGGTAGACCATTTAATATAAAATCTTTAAATAAAGAATTAAGTATAGTTTCAGTATCATCAACATTTATAACAGTATCTGACACTGTTATTGATACTCAAAGTATTTTCTTTTCAGAAAATATCGTAAAACCTAATATATCAATTTCAACTGAAACAAATATTATAACAGGAATATCTACAGAAAATCTTCTTGTTGGAAATTATATTGATGAAATTGAAAACATTATTAAACCAAGAACAAGAATTATCGGAATAGGAGAAAATTCTTTAACAATATCTCCCGCCACTATCAATGCAGGAATAACTACAGCAAATTTAAGTTTTGGAACTTATAAATCATCTCAAATTGATTATGATCAGGATGGAAATTACATTTTTAATACAAATAGTCCACAATTTAATGGTTGTATTCGTGGATTTAGTGGTATTACTCAATATGAAGAAGATTTAAATAGGGAAGAACTTATATTCTCAACTTCAACTGCAGAAGAACATTCAAATGGTTCTATAGTTGAAAATTTAAGTTCTTTATTTTTAAAAGAGTTTTATAAAAAATTAAAGTATACTTTCGCTCCTGGATTGGAAGATATTACTTTAGCGGAAAATATAGATGTTGGAAATTTTATAAAAAAAGCAAAAAACTTTTATCAATCGAAGGGGACTGATGAGTCTATAAAAATTCTTTTTAAAGTTATTTTTGGAGAAACTTCATCAATTATAAATTTGGAAGATTATTTAATAAAACCATCTTCTGCAAATTACATTAGAAGAGAAGTTATTATTGCAAAAGTTTTATCTGGAGATGCATCAAAAATATCTGGTCAAACATTAGTGAGAAGTAATGATGAAAATACTAATGCCTCAATATCAACTGTAGAATCTTTTATTCGCAAGGGAAAAACATTTCATAAAATAGATCTTTATATTGGTAATACTAGCGATTCTTCGGCAATAAAAGGAACTTTTATAATTACTCCAAATACAAAATTAGTAGAATCTGCATCTCCAGGAGATTCTATTTTAACAGTAGATTCTACAATTGGATTTCCAGAATCTGGAACTTTAATAATAGGAAATAATAGAATTACATATACTGGAAAAACAATTAATCAATTTATTGGTTGTTCTAATGTTAATTCTATAAATGCTACTTCCGATATTATATCCGAAGATACTTATTTTGCTTATGAAGATGGAGACTCTTCTAAAAAAGTAGAATTAATTATTCTTGGAGTAATACAAGATTTAATTGAAGAAAATTCTGACTTTGAAGTTGAAGAAGGTGATACATTGTCAGTTAAAAGTATTGGTGATAAGATTAATAATGAAAGTAAAGATAAAACATATAAAGAAATATTTGCAAATTCTTGGATATACAATACTAGTGCAAGATATCAAATTGAAAATAATGATAACTTAAAATTATATTCTACCATTGATAGATCAAGTTTGAAAGTAGGTGATGAAGTTGAAATATTGGGAAGAGATAGTGAAGTTGTATTAGAATCTAATAATGGTATCACTTACATTAAAAGCATTGATTTTGGTAATAATACAGTGGAGGTTGAAAATAAACCAATTCTATTGCCTGGTGAAAAGTATGATTTGAGAAGAAAATTAAATAAATCTAATCAATCGGGATCAAGTTTTCCATCTAAATCTCTTTTATCTGATGTATTAAATTTATATGTTGATAATGAAGAATATGCATTTGTTGCATCAAATTCTTTACCTTCCGAAGAAAAATTTAATATAAAAAATTATAGACATAATATTGGATTTCCAATTAAATCAGTAACTATTGATACTTTAAATTACTTAACTGATAAAGATTTTAATAATGAATACAATTCATTTACTCTTTTATCCTCTGATCCAGATCTTCCCTTCATAAATGGAGACAAAGTTTATTATTCATCAGAAGGTCCAACTTTAGTTGGATTGGATACTGGATTTTACTATATAGAAAAATTGAATGATAAAAAATTTAAATTATATTCTTCAAATTATACTATAGAATCTGGAAATAATTTAACATTTACAGTACCACAATCTGGTATAGGTACTCATAACTTTATTTTATCATCTCAAAAAGATAATGAACTTGGAATACAAGCAATTTTGAGAAAGTTTCCATTAGAAAAAAATATTGAGGATGGATCTGGAGTTGATACTCCACCAGAAAGCACAGGGATGTTGATAAATGGGGTAGAAATATACAATTATAAATCTAAAGATTTTATTCACTATGGACCAATTGAAAAAGTTAATGTTCTTTCTAGTGGAGAAAATTTTGATGTAATAAATCCACCTTTACTTGAAATTTCTCCTGGTATAGGAAATACTGCAAAAGTTCAACCCATTATTTCTGGAAGTTTTAAAAAAGTTTATGTAGATTCTCAAGATTATGATATTGACAATATAATTTCAATCAATATCAGTGGCGGAAATGGTAGTGGTGCTGTAATTGAACCAATATTAATTAAAAAATCTAGAGATGTTATATTTGATGGTAGATTAATTTCTAATGGTGGTGGTGTTAGCAATACAACTAATCAAATTTTATTTTTAGAAAATCATAATTTTAGTGATGGAGAAAGAATTGTATACAATTCTCAGGGAAATGATTCGATAATTTTGGGAGATGTGCTTGATAATTATAATCTACCAAATAATTCAATATACTATGCTAAAATAGATAGTGCTCGGGCAATAAGATTATTTAATAATCGTGATGATTATGAATCAGAATCTAATGTTGTTGGAATATATACTGGAACTTCTGGTTTTCATAGATTTTCAACACTTTCAACAAAAAATCAAATTTCATATCTAAAACTTCTTGAAGAGGGAGAAGGATATACAAATAGAAAACTAATTGTTAATCCTGCAGGAATATCTAC